ACAGTCTTGTCAAAATACTTCCGGATAGCTGCCGCAGTCTTCTTGAAGCCTCTCTTCTTATAGAGGTTCGCGTTGGCGACGGTAGCAATAACACTCTCGGTCTCGCGTACGGTGCACGGCAAGTCGTGTCGGATATAGACCGGGGTCACATCGTAACCCCGAAAATAGTCACCGCCACAGCTTTCGCGGAAGTGTCCTTTTGAAAAGGTCTTTCCGCGGTTAACCTTTAGCCCGAGGGCTTCAAGGTCCGCGCACACGTTCTCACAGGAGTCTGCAGGGACAACAATATCGTCCCCAAAGACACTGACACTCCGTCCCAGAGATGAGATGGATGCTCTGATACTCCTGCCTCGACCAATGTCCATCCGCACTAGCGTAGACAATGCTAGTATGAAGAAGACCAAGGTTTCAACAGGAAAGGTTAGAGCAGATCCTGACGTAGAGTACTTCTTCAACTGAAGGAGTCGAAGGGGAGTACCCTTCCGAGCCGGGATCTTCACTACCGGTGACCGCATTGCCTCAAGACATTCGAGGAGATGCAGATCGCTAGCAAAAACCTCCCTGACAAGTGCCAGGGAGACCCGATCGGAGGCCTCAGACAAGTCAATCGTTGCGATCGACCCGTCAATGCTACCTATCCGAGCCAACTCTCGATTCACGGACTGATCCGTAAAATCGATATGCTTGGTCAAAGGAGAAGCAGACATTGCCGCTATAATCCGAGAAGCAATCAACTGTTGACCATACTGCATGGCAACAGGCTCCACGGCTATAAGCCTGGGCGACTTCAGAGTCTTCGGAACCAACGATAAGCGGCAAGGCCGCTCATCGACTTCCCGAATGATGGTAGTAGCTCGACATCCTTCATAGGCGTACCCATAAAGTTCGTCTTGGTCGACTACACCTTGCCATCTCTCATAAAACCCACGTTGCTTAAACTTCTGGTTTCCCAGAAGCCGCTCGTAAGTAGCACCTGGCCCATGCTTGGGTAGGTGATCATCTTGAGCAAAATACTTGAGCGACGTAACGACAACATGTGCGACGGAACGCGTCACATTGTCTAGTTTGATGTGTTCTGGAAGACCACTATCAGTGGCAACAAACTTCTCGATAGCAGCCCGGTTGCGCTTCTCAGTGCAGCCGTGCTTAAGCTTCTTGAAGCTCGCACAAAATGACCGTAAGACTTTAACGGCCATTGGATCAGCCATAGTTAGGATGATCCCACTTCTAGGGTCAAACACACGCTTCGTCAACCCCTGCAAGAAGCAGGGTAAGACAGATTTTCCGAGAGCTCGAAAGCTCGAGGTAATTGTCGGAAGCGCTAGGCCCGCCTCAAGGCTCTGTTCGAGCCAGGAAGAAAAGCCCGGAAGGGTGATCGTCAAGAACGACACACCCTCGTGCTTAGTACGCGACAGCAATGTTTCGCCGTCGCGTCTTGTGTCGATGCCCAGAAGACTCTGAGCATCCTGTAAGATTGAAAGGATAGTTAACAAGCTTTTCATCGCGCCCTCTTAGGGTTAGAGTCTTGCTTGTCTACATCTTCTCAAGGCTGCGAGGGCGTGTACACGATGGTGCCATGACTGGTCACCAACGAGCATCCGCTCAGCAGCCAAGGGGTTAACCCAATCCCTACTGCGACGCCGACCACTAGAACGTGGTAGGACAGGCGCCGGGGAATCTCACGATTCACCGGCGATGATCCTGTCCATATTGGCGGCGACACCAAAGTATCCGCAAATACCCGTCGTCAACGACTTCAGCTGGGTCGAAGTAAACCCAGCATTAGGCCGATTGAGAACGAGATAAGCGGAAGCCGTAATGTCCTTCGCGAGACCGGTAGTCGGATCCGTATACGTGGTTACCAAGTCCAGACGCATCTCGCTGCGCTTCCGGGACCCATAGGAATGGGACACCTTCAGCTTAGTGAGACCGTCGGACGAGGCATAAAGCCCCGTAAACGGCGCCGAACGATCGGTTACTGCGAGTGCAGTAGCTGTGCCCCCAGTTTGGGAGACAGTCGACCCAAGATTAAGGGTCGTAGGATCGGAGAAAGACATAGACATTCCTTTCGATTTAGGTATGACCGCGGCCACCATGGCCACGGGTAATGCCGAGAGACGCTAGGATGGACAACTGGAAGGCGTTAAAACCGTCCCAGGTAATCCCAAACCCGTAAGGGCTAGCGACTCCCCTCTGCTTCACTTCGTACGCAGAACGCGCACTAAGTGCTACCAATGTGACGGGCGAGGCAAAATTGCTTCCGCCTGCCTTCACATACTGGAAGGCATACGTGTCATACACCATCTTACGATGATACATGACATATGCCGATTTTGCGACTTCGCCATACTCTTGCATCAAGCTAGAGTTCTGGACAGAAGCGCCCACGCTGGAAAACCAGTCGATCAACCAGGTCCATGGTGTCACCTTCCAAATGAGGTTGGCGTCTGGGACCAATCCCATCAACTTCGCTTTTAGTCGCGGGTCGATGTTCGGAACGTTAAGCCCTGGAATATTAAACGTGAAGACTCCATCAAACCA